TCACCAAAGTTATCTAATGACCACATACCAGGTTCTAATACTAAATCACCAGATGCTGCTTCACCCCATGCTACAAAATTACTTGCATCAGTCACTGTATCACCAGCGCCATGTGATGCGGCAGTTGTATTTCTAACTCCTCTTGTTACACCAGTTAATTCATTTGATGCATTAATACCTGTATAAGATATTTCTTCTGTTCCTATTTGCACAAAGTTTGTACCAGAATCTGGAAACTGTGATGGATCGGCCAATGTAATACCAGTTGTAACTGATGCATTAATAGCACCAGATAATGTTGTAGTAAATGCTCCTACTTCTTCACCACCCCAAGTTCCAAGAGACCAACCAAAACCTTTTGCTTGTACAGCTGGACCTACAGTGTAATAGTGCTGTACTCTAATACCACCTGATGTTGTTGCACCAGATCCTGTTTCATTCGATGGCATTGTGATTGTAATAGTTGTGCTTGATGGTACAGTAGTCACCATAAATTTTTTATCATTAAAATCAGAAGCACCAAAATTAGAATTTGTAATTGTAGAAAAGTTATCTAACAATACAATATCAGATGCACTAATTCCATGATCACCACTAAAGGTTATAGTAACTGTTGATGATCCGTTGGTTGTGCTAAATGCATTTGAAAGCGTTGTTGTAGATTTAATAGGATGTATGTCATAAAATACACCACCTGAATATGCATATAAAATTCTGTTTGTACCGATGATTGCATATTTTCTACCTAAACTATTTACAAAGTGATGAAGTCCACGTCCAGCACCTGTTAAATTACTTTCACCTAATTGTTTCCAACCACCTATTTTTTCTGGTGTGCCATATCTAAAACGAACATTATCACAGTCGATCCATTGACCTTCTGCCCCTGTAGGTGTTATTTGTTTATTGATACCAGGTTGAAACCCTATTTTTTGTAGCATATAACCTCATTATATTACATGTTCCGTATTGGCGGAACACCTAACATCGGCCTCTTGTCGAACCTATTTTTTTCAGCAAAAGGACCATTTACATGGTTATAATGAAGAAAGACCTGCGCACAGACATCCCCTTCAAATGGTTCTCTCCAATGTTCTAGTTCACAACCACTATATACTAGCATATCACCTACATCAAGCAAGACTTTAGTGCCTTTAGGTGCATTGGGTTTGTGTATCTGTTTATACTCGTCTATGACGCTATCAGCCCCTGTGCCGTCGATAAATATAGGCCATGGGTCTCCACCAAGATTTAATGTAGTTGATATCTCACAAGAAGGTCTATCTTTATGTCTTCTTAATATATCGCCTTTTTTATATATTCTAGCATAAGAATATGTAGGGACTAAATTAAGTCCTGTTTCTTTTGCCATTACAGGTAACATTTTTACTAATAATGTTTCCATAGCAAAATCAGCATAATGTGAATATGTATTAGGTATTTGTTGATCCGTCCAAGTTCCTAACATACCATTATCATAGGTAATATTGTTTCTGTACATAAAATCAACAGCATCTCTTTTTAATAAAAAATAATTAAATATAAAATTAGCTAACTCGTAGCTTACTGCATTTTTTATTACTTGATATTTATTGAAAGCCATGTTGTATAAAATTAAAACTTACTGATATTCTTATATCATTTGATTCATTAGGTTCAACATTATGCCAAAGGTAATAAGGAAATATAATTATTCTACCCTCTACTGGTTTTAAATGAACCTCTCGCCATAAATGTTTTGGTGGTCTACCTTCTTTTCTTGCAGGCATATTTAATTGTGCCCCTGCTCTTGGTTCATTACAAACTAAGTCACCAGAATTCTCTAGTGCTTTTATATAGTATACACCACTAAATAAACTATTGGGATGTATGTGTGGAGCATTGTATCCACCTGGTGGATTTATATTAGCCCACATATTACCTAGTACAGGTTCTCTATCTAACCATTCTTCTTTCCAAATATCTTGCATCATTATAAATAATTCATTTACCAAAGGTTTAAACACAGGTATTTGATGCATATCAGTTTTAGAATGCCAACCATTACGATTTGTTTTTTTAACTCCAGGATCTCGTTTAGACCACATAACAATTTCATTAGCAAACATTTGGTTATCTAACTTTACATCTTTGCCATATATGGTTGTTGGAAAAAATTGTTCTTTAATCATCTAAATGGTTTACCTCCAAACCAAACAACAAGTGATTGTCTAACTCCACGTTTTACAGGATTGACTCTATGATTTATAAATGATGCAAATGTTATTGCATGACCTTGTTTAAGTTCTGCAAACTTACCCGGTGCCATTAACTCTAAATCACCACCTTCAAACTCTGATGGATCGTTTAACAATAATGTCATCGATATTTTTCTTACTGGTGGTTCGTGAGCCATGTGCACATCACAATCCATATGCCAATCGTAGAACCCGCCTTCTGGATATTCTGTAAATTGTGCATTCTCTGTAACCTGTATATCTCCAAAACCAAAATGATTCTCATTTGCCTTTTGTATAAAATTATTAAGATCACGATACATGTGTCCCATTTCTTTAAATGGTATCCACGATATCGTTGTAACTCTTTTCTTTGTATCTGTTCCCCCTCCTGGTTTACCCATACCTACTTGTGCTGTTTGTGGTGGCTGTCTTCTTCCACATTCAATAATCTGTCTACACTGATCCGGTGTAAATAATGGTGTGGTTGTTTGCACAATCCAACTTTTCCATTTAGGTTCTGTGATGTGTCTATTTTCGTACATTAAGTTACTCCTCTATTTTTAATCGGATCATACTCAACATCCATATTTGCAGCTAGTGTTCTTCTATATCCTGGTCCATTAAAAGGATATACACAGTGTCTCATGTCATATGGAAATATAAAAAAATCTCTTTCAGCGATTTCTGGTTGATAATCTACATTAGCAAACTGACCAGATGCTGATCCTAATATTTGTAATCTACCATTTTGTGGTGCATCAGCTGCAGAGTATTCTACACCGTAAGACTTTGGTAATTTTAAAATCATAACACTAGATAAACCTGTAAAAAGCTCTCCTTGATGTACGTGCACTGGATTGTATTCATGCTCAAACATTTGATTTACCCAAACAGAATTAAAATGCATTTTATATTTTTTTACTTTATTCCATCGTAAATAGTGTTTAAATTTTTGATCAAACCAATTTAATACATCATGAGGTAAATAGTTATGTTTAATCATTTTAGGGCTATCTTCTCCATTAAAAAATAAACTATGTTCTTTTTCTATTTTACCAATTAATTGTTTATTAGCAGGTTTAAGTTCAGGATATTTAGTTTCATAAATATGATTGATAGTATTAAATACATCTAATGGTACTTGATATCTTAATACTGATTGACCTAAAAATACAAATTTAAAATTTGATGTGTCCATACTTTTGTCTAATCCTTTTTGGAATTTTATCTATATAAGGATTGTTTACCTTTCTAACTACTGATCTTATGTTGTGCATATTCTTTCCTACGATAGTATCGTCGTACTTCATACCATTAACTTCTACTTGTTGCAAGTTTTCAAACCTATGGTTAAAATATGATTTACCTAAAAACTGATATATTTTTCTAAACTCTTGTTCAGGTTGTGCAACCAAGTCATCATACTTTACATAATGACACATATCTGGATAATTAAACGCATTCTTAATTGCGTCTAAATCTTTTGCAACAGCGCCTTTATTATTCATAACCATGCTTAATTTTTCTTCATCACTTTTACAATTGTATCTATTAGGAAATGCATCAGGGTTTTCTGTGTACCATTTCATATAACTTGCTAAAACATCCATAAGATCCCTTAATAATACAATACATTTAAAAGGTCGTTTAAAATGTTTTTGCATCAATGCAAAATTAGCAGGTGTCATAACTGGACCTCTGTCTATGATTATTCTTTGCGGCCAGTCTTTATAATAATTATCGTAAACTGCATCTAATACATTATCTAAAGATCTATGGTCTGGATAGTTTTGAAACACGTCTGTTTCTTTTAACAAAAACAAATCTTTCATTATTTCTAACGTAATAGAATTAGGTGTTGCTACTATCTCAGGATTTTGATTTATAATACTTGCAAATAAAGTATTACCAGATCTTGGTAGTGCAACTAAAAAAAATAATTGTTTATTTTTCTTTGGCTCCGAGGTCACTTGTTAATTGTTCTTTCTTGTTGTAAATCATCTCTCCTGATTTTTTAACTCTTTCTATTGTATTTAATTGACCTAACACATTAAATACTTCCGGTTGACTTGAACCAGATGTTAGTGTCTCTGCTTTATTTTTCATAATTTGATGATATGATTCTAATTGGTGTCTATTAACATCTTGAGTATCGAACGACCCGTCATCAAATTCTTTTTTTAACGTTGACCATAATTTAATTTCTCTCATACGATCTCTAGCTACTAATTGCATATTAGCTAAACCATATCTAGCTTCGTCTAAATCTATTTTATATTTTTCTAATTTATACTCGTCTTGCTCTGTTTCAATTTTTTTCTCTAACCATTTAACTTTAGCCTCACTTCTTCTACAATCAAACGATAGACTCATTAAGTTTTCTAAAAATACGTTTTGTTCTCTAACGCATTGCCAATACTTTGCAGCTTTTGTTGGATATTTCATATCTTGAAGAACAGACATTCTCATTTCTGTTTCTGTTCTAAATACTTGTTTCTTGGTCCATGTGTCACGAATC